CCCATCTGCTGTTCTTACGAACGGCAGGACGTTGAGGAATACCTGCAACCCACTGGTCAGTGGGATGTGGTGATTCAGTAAAATACTGATGTAACCCAACGTCTCCCCCTCGCCGACGGGTCATCTGCTTTGCTGTAAAGCAAGGCAGCTTAACCTGAAACTTCTGTAGGTCGCTGTTCCATCTGGTCTTAAAACCAGATAGATCGCTTCCAGAGAAGGTTGTCAGCGCGAGGTAGCCTGAATCTGCGTTCACCAAGGGATATCTCCCCGGTGTGGTCGTAGCAATGTAGTTAGAAGTAGCTATTAGAAATTTCGAGAAGAAATTTCTTGCCACTTCTAGCCTACTTGCAAGGGATTCAGGCGCACTTGTTGCAACGCGGCGCCAGTAGGCGGGGGTTACATCAACCCCACCGAAGGCGTCGACACCACAAGACTCGCGGAATAAACCTATTCCGAAAGACTTGTCTGTGTTAACACTGAAGAACATAGTCTCCAGTGCGCGGTACAACAAGTCCCGACTGTCGTTCGGCACGATGATATCATCACCGAACACAGACACCTCGCCGAATAAGTCGCAGATGTTCCGCAATGTGACACTTTTGTTCCTCTGACAAAGAACAGAAGCTATCACAATTGTTAGGAACACAATTGACTGAATCGGAAAGGTACAGGCGCTGCCCATTGTCGAAAACTTGCGTAATCGGATCTCCGTTGGGAGGTCAGATACTAAGTTTTGAGTGACAAAGCGGGTGCGAGACGCTTGAAGGCCCAATAACAGGTGAGGATTTCGCCTGAATATTAAGCCAACGACGTCGCAAGTCATACGATCAGAAGCGGCGGAAAGATCCACCGTCGCTAGATCGGATGTCCTAGAACCCTCGAGGCACAATTGCTGGTTCCTAGTTTGGTCACGAAATGTGATAAACAAGGAGACCCAGCTACATGTGACCTGAGCCGACAAGTAATGCCAAATATTTTGTTGGCACCACTGGTTTGCTGCAGGTTCCGCGGCTATTAGCCGTGGTTTCTCGTAGGTTTTCGGTACTACGATTAGTCTCGAAGGGCTTTCGCCCTCTGTCCAAGCTCGATTTTGAGAGCTTGTGCAAAATTGAGACTCATCGCAGCTTGCTGCCCAAGAGGAATAATTGTGGAAACCACAATCAGCCACTGGGTACGCATTGCTTAAACGCTTTGACCAGGTCTGCCAGATATATTTATCTGGTTTCCCTGGCGTTTCAGCAACAGCTCCAGGTCCGTGTCTGTAGGACCACTGCTCACGGTCATAGTGACCTAGAGCATTAGTGAGAAGTGTGGACACTTGGTCCATGTACTTCCAGAATCGGGTTGGCGGGGATCCGTCCCTTTCAACTCCAAAGCCCAGGGTCTTCGCGTATTCGCCAGTAAAACTGTCGTATACTTTGAAGTCATCGATAGTAGGAGACTCACTATCCCAAACACCGTGAGGTGTTGGAAGTGTTTCGTCTACCTCGATGAAGTCATGAACAACGTTCATGACAGCCTTAGGCGATGGCGCACAGTCGGCTTTCTTTGCTAGGTAGTAAACCTGCCTAACAAAGAAGATTGCCTCCGTGTCCGGTTCATCCAACAGACGACCATTCTCGCCGAAAATACGTAACAGTAACCCCCGAAGAAATTTCGGGATTACTGTCCTGTTAGCAAACCTACTTGTAGTAGGTAAACCAGAGCAGGTGTACGTACCTCCAGATAAGCATTTATCAAAATGCTTACCAGCACGTGGGAGATCATAATAGAATGTATGACCTCCTCGTGTTGCTACGAGGTTCATGAGGCGAGATTGATCTCTATCAATCTCAACCGTCATGGTCGGGTAGGCATATCGAATATCCTTAAATAAGGCACGATATACCTCGACTAGCTCATCTACTTGGCTTTTAGGCATAGGATTAGTTCCTAACTGCCCCAAGAGCACGTAGTGACGCCAGACGGCAACTTACTGATGAAGTATGGAAGTCTAAGACTCCCATCCAACCAGTTTACCAAGAGCGGTGTAAGTTGAGGCAGCTAGCCAATCGGCCAGCCCCTCGGTTAACTCCGTTTCCATATCTTGTGGTCGAGATTCGACCACAATGTATGTTTTCTCTGAGTATTCAGGTTCTTCGCCAGCAGCGTAAGTAATCCGTGTAAGTTCGGCATTATGCCTCTCATACACGACACTACTACGCACAGATTTAGAATGCCTAATCCGCAGACGTAGTTCGAAAACTGCGTCGCGGTAGAAGTATTCCGAACTGTAGTTGTCCTGATTAATCTTGGTCAACACATACGGTGTTGAGTCAAGAGTAATCGTAATGGTGTCACCAAATGCCATGAGCTTAATCCTCGTTTAGCGCATATGAGATCGATTCGATCTCAGTAGCGCTAAGGAACCGAGGATCGACCATTGCCCAGTACTAAGTACTGGGAGCGTGGAGTAAGGGAGAGCAATTGGAGTGCCGACTACGAGTCGGCGCTTTGCTGTCCACTGCCTCTTAATTTGTCCCTTAGAGGACGTACCAAGAGGTAGCGCACCTATGCGTACAGTTTGGAGGTTATCCTCCATACGCATTAGGCACATCCTGGTGGGACGTAAGCCCAGTGAGCGGTTATTAGCCTTGAGGAAATCCCCATAGCTTGAAAACCAATCATTGAGCCACGACCAGGGAGTTAACTCCCAGGCGGCAAGAAGTGCCCCGTAACTATTGATACCCAATGCTTGTCTAGCCGCGAGAAATCGCAAACCAGATTCAGTTGAAGGTATCCTAGTCCATTCCGACGGTTTCCACCGTAGGGATGCCCAATCTTTATAAGAGTAGGACGTGACAACCTTGCCTCGAAAGGTAAAGCCTGTGGAAGAATGGATCACTTGGTCCCTCTTCGAAACAGTAACTTTATCTCCGCCAAGATTGACGCTCTTCCTTATTGACTTACTCCCCGTAGCTAAGCGATCAAGCCACTTCATCCGCTGATTAACGGCGTCGGTGAACTTAAGCAACTTAGCTACGTCCCCGATCATTGGAGCAATACCGAAGCGCCAAGCTAGATTGCCAGAGGCAATCTTCTTAGCGAAATTCGAACCGCGCCAACGAACAATATGGGGGAGCGCACGGAACCCTTCGACAGACCGAGTAAGAAATTTCTCACTTGGTGTGAAGAGTTCCTTCACGCTTGAAGCGAGCCCAGGGAAGTCCCTGAGCTCGGCGAGGAAAGCCGGCAGATTCACTGAGGAATTCTGCGGGTTCGTCCGCGCCATGGCCTCTGTCATCGCTTGTGCAATAAATGATGCATTTCGCGGTGGCATGAAGCCGTTAGGAGGATGAGTAGGAAGCACCAGCGGACCGCTCAGAGGAACGTTGTTATACGTTTTCTGAAGGGTACCTGTCTGGGGGTTTACTACATCACCATTGACGACTTCTGTCTCGACACTCCAGCGGATTAACTCAAAAGGGTTATCTCCGTGAGGATTGCCTACGACATCGTCACATACGGTTTTATTACCGCACACGGCGACCTGATCATACACTGAATGGAAAGGGGCTCCATATTTAATGGACCCCTCAGCCAAATAAGTGAGGTCAAGTTCCCGGGTACGATTAGTAGCCATATGCCTCTCCAAGAGTAAGTCTTCCACGCTAAGGGCACAAGAGTGACTGATCAGAGATCAGAA